CGTGTAATTGCCAGCAACCTGCGTAGCGGTACGGCTGACAATGACATCAACGCAGTTAGGTCCATGGGGATGCTTCCTGAAGGTGCGGTGGTAAACCACTTCCTCACCGACACGGATGCTTTCTTTATTAAGACTGATGCTCCGAACGGTTTCAAATTCTTTAACCGTTCTCCGCTGAAAACTGCCATGGAAGGCGACTTCGATACGGGTAACATGCGATTTAAAGCGCGTGAGCGTTACTCTTTCGGTGTTTCCGATTGGCGTTGCGTTTTCGGTACAGCGGGCGCTGCGTAAGCACACTCTTTGTCTCGGATGAAAGGGGCGGCTATTGCCGCCCCTTTTATTTTAGTTTATATTCTTATAATCCCTGACGGCATATCTTGTGCCGACACTAGCCACGACAGGAGGATTTTATGGCTAAAACAACTTTTTCCGGTCCCGTTCGCTCTCGCCGCGGTTTCATTACCGCGGGTCCAGATGCGGTAGTAAATATTACTGCTGAAACCACCCTTACTTTTGATGACCACGCTGGCCGTATGATTGAGGTCAATGATGCTGACGGCGCGGTAACCCTTCCCACCATTAAAGCTGATTCAAACGGAGCTTCTGCGGGCCAAGACGATCCAAACGTCAACAGCCACCTTGGTGCTGTCTATCGGTTCTTTATTGGAACAGATGCCACTGATTTGGACATTAAGACAGACGGAACCGATAAGTTTGTTGGGTCCCTAGCGGTTGGCGTTAATGATGGCACCTACAAGGTTTTCCAACCCGCCGCCTCTAATGATGTTATTTCAATGAACGGCGGTACTCAAGGTGGTGATAAGAACTCCTACCTAGAGATCACAGCTATCGCTGACAACGAGTACCTTGTGCAGGGTGTTCTTATTGGTTCTGGAACTATCGCTACTCCCTTCGCAGATAGCTAATAGGGGTTAACCAATGGCTGACGCAGTAACCTCACAAACTCTTGCTGACGGCCCAAAAACTGCGGTAATGAAATTTACCAATGTCTCGGACTCAACCGGCGAGAGCGCTGTTACAAAAGTAGATGTTTCTGCCTTGTCTGCTAGCGCGGATGGTGACACTTGCACAGGTGTCACCATTGAGCGTATTTGGTGGCAGTGCATTGGCATGAAAGTACAAATCCTTTGGGATGCGACTTCAGATGCTTTTTGTATTGAATTGGGAGAGAACCAAAGCGGTAGTCACGATTACACTGTTTTTGGAGGCCTTACTAATAATGCGGGGTCCGGTAAAACAGGTGATGTAAACTTTACCACCGTAGGTGCTTCCGCAAATGACACGTATACGGTCATACTGTATATGAGAAAACAGTATTAACGGGTAAGAACGGTGCTTGACTCTTCGCCTAAACATGAGATCTTGTCGGGCACCTACCGCATTGTAGTTGAGGACTCCGACAAACCTAACATTTATGTTAAGTTTTCGGGGTTCTCTACTCCCGAAGAAGCCTCTGAATTTATCCACTGGTTAGAGACAGTTCTTTCGGACCCCCTAGACAAGGTGATTCACTAATGGCTCGTGAAGTTAGTTCAATTACTCGCGTAGGCACTAGCGAACCGTTTGAGCTTCAGGTTTCTCGCAACCAAATATCCTTCCACAAAACTATTTTTAAGTTTGGCTACAACGCTGTTGTTGGGTCTTCTAAGGAAACCATTTGGGAACGGGGTGGTTTGTACGCTTATCCCGCATCGTCCACAGTAATGACTGTATCGAGCAGTTCAGCTAATGACACTGCCGCAGGCACGGGTGCGCGAACAGTGGAAATTTCTGGTCTAGACGCTGATTACAACGAGATAAGCGAAATTGTTACGTTAAACGGGCAAACGGCTGTTAACACCACAAAGTCTTACCTCCGTATAAATCGCGGCATTGTCCGAAGTGCAGGCAGCGCTGGCGCAAATGCTGGCACAATTTACGCAGGAACAGGCACCGTGACTTCTGGAGTTCCCGCTAATGTGTACCTTAGCATTAACGGTGATGGTGACAACCAAACACTGATGAGTCTTTGGACAGTTCCCGCAGGGTACACTGCTTTTCTTACAAAGATGGCTTTATCTACCGGAACATCTACCAACACCAAAGCTGTCTTGAACGCTAGTCTCGTTGCTAGACCCTATGAAGAAGTCTTTCAGATAAAGGAAAGATTTACGCTGACAGATGGTGCCCACGAACAGTTCTACACTTTCCCGTTAAGCTTCGCGGAAAAAACAGATTTAGAAATGAGGGCATTTTCTTCTTCGGGGTCGGTAGACTTTAATGTCTCCGCGTCAATGGAGTTTATCTACATTAAGAACGGGAGCGAACTGTAATGGCCGCCGCTAAAGGCAAGATGCCTCCCCGGAATAAAAAGAACTTTCGCTCTACAAAATCCGGCGCAGGTATGACCAAAAAAGGTGTTGCCGCGTACCGAAAGTTAAATCCGGGGTCCAAGCTAAAGACTGCGGTTACTGGTAAGGTAAAAAAGGGGTCTAAGGCAGCTAAGCGCCGCAAAAGCTACTGCGCTAGATCCGCTGGACAAATGAAAAAGTTTCCAAAAGCTGCGAAGAACCCCAATAGTCGTCTTAGGCAGGCGCGTAAACGGTGGAAATGCTAATGGAAAGGATACTAATAACCTCTTTTGTTTCTGGCGTGGTAGTTGCCTTTTTAGGGTTCTTTAGTTGGACAGCTTTAACTCTCATTGATGTTGATAAGCGCACTGAAAAAACAGCGGTGAAGGTGGATCAGAACCATGCTATGATAACCACTTTGTGGGAAAGACTCATAGATAGAGATGTTGCGAGGGCAAATGTCGAGAGTACGGACAGGGCCAAAACCCGGTAAACCAACGCTAACGTACTTTAGGAAGGGCGGCGCGGTTTCTAGGAAGAGCAGGGGCAGCAAGATTTGCCCCGCAGGTAAGGCTTGGGCAAAGAGAACTTTTGATACTTATCCATCCGCTTACGCTAACTTAGCGGCGTCTAAGTATTGCAAAGACCCTAACTACGCCAAAGCCTCTAAGAAAAGAAAGAAGCCGTAGTCATGGGGAAGCTACAGGAGTGGTTAGATGAAGATTGGGTTCGCATTGACAGCAAAGGTAATATCGCAGGTGAGTGCGGTACTTCTAAGAATAAGAAGCGCCCTGATAGATGCCTGCCTAGGTCTAAAGCGTCTTCTTTGTCAAAGTCTCAAAGAGCTTCTACTGCTCGTAAGAAAAAGCGTGAAGGTGCTAAAGGAAAGACTGTCGTCGCTAATACAAAGGCTGCGAAGGTAAAGAAGATGGCAAGGGGCGGTCCTGTGACCAGTGGACCGCAGCGAAGGTTGAACAGGGGTTGCGGCGCTGTGATGTCTAACCGCCGGAAACGAACAATCTACGCTTAAATGCTTGAGCAGCAGATAAAAGAGGAAATTAGGGAGTGGTCTAGGCACGCCCTAGAGGACCCATCCCCCCTATTTAATAACCTACCGGCGTGTCCTTACGCTAAGAAAACGTGGGGTGATGACGAGGTTGGCTTTGTTTTTAAGACCGAGACAGATAACTTACCTTTATATAAGACCATAGCAGGGTTTAACGATAAGTATAAAGTAATCCTTGTGGTCGATCTTGCTTACAAAAAAGACCCTGACGAATTTGAAGATTTTCTTTATGATCTGAATGAGGCAATTGCAGAGGGCATGTTTGCCCAGAAAGACGTGTGGGTCATGGGCTTTCACCCCGATGATGATTGCGAGGAATTGTTAGACGATGGATCTTTTTCTCCCTTAGTCGATAAAAGGTATGCTATTATTTTTGTACAGAGGTTAAAGTATCTGCACCAGAAGGCCGAGGCCTTAAAGCCCTTGGGCTATTATGATGAGGCCTTTAAATGTGTTGAAAATAGTGCTTTATATGCACAGCGAGAAACTCTTTATAGGAGATTGATAGATGGCAATGAAACCACGTAAAGGTATCAAAACCGCCAAGAAACCTGCCAAGAAGATGCGCGGCGGCGGCATGGTCAAGAAAATGCGCGGCGGCGGCATGGTCAAGAAAAGAAAGTAATGGCAAGTGGCCGTCTCCGACAGCAAGAATTTTGAGCTTGATGTAAACGAACACATTGAAGAAGCGTTTGAACGGTGTGGTCTCGAAGCTCGAACGGGTTATGATCTTCGCACCGCGAAGAGGTCTTTAAATCTGCTGTTTGCGGAGTGGGCTAACCGTGGCATAAATCGTTGGACGATTGAACAAAAGACGATTGCTCTGGCTAACGGGGTTGCTAACTACCCGTTAGGTACTCTGACCATGACAGTCAACTCAACGACGAGCTTTCAAGATGGTGAGACCATTACAGGTGGTACAAGTGAAGCGACTGCAAGCATTACAAATGTTAATTCTTCCACCGTACTGGCTATTACAATACCTAACGGGACGTTTTCTGCTAGCGAGACGATCACAGGTGGTACGAGCGGGGCTACTGCAACAGTTTCTTCTGCCGTATCTTTGGAGGACACTCAAGCTGCTATAGACGTTCTCTCTGCGGTCACGAGGCAAGACTCCGGTACATCCAGTCAATCTGACTTATCAATCACTAGAATAGGCCGCGATGCCTATTTGAGTTTAACCAATAAACGGTCAACAGGTAGGCCTGTTCAGTTCTACGTGGATCGTCTAATAACCCCTGAGATTAAACTGTGGCCCACCCCAGACTCTAGCTCTTCTTATGAGCTTGTTTTTGATCGTTTGCGGCGCATAGATGATGCGGATACTCAAGAAAATACCGTCGAGGTTCCTTTCCGTTTTTATCCCTGCGTGTCTGCCGGTTTGGCCTACTATCTTTCGGTCAAGTTTGCCCCTGATAAGGTTCAGCTACTGAAGGCTATTTATGAAGAGGAACTTCAGAGGGCCATGCAAGAGGACCGGGACAGATCTTCCTTATTGATAGCCCCAAGCTTAGATTATTACAGGGTGTAGGATGGCTCGTTATTCTTCAGGCAAAAATGCGTATGCCATCTCAGACCGTTCAGGGTTCCGTTACAGGTACACTGATATGCAGAGAGAGTGGACCGGCTTGTTAGTTGGTAAAGACGAGTGGGAACCAAAACACCCACAACTTGGCCCTTTCAAAAATGCAGCGGACTCTGAGGCTTTGTACAACCCCCGGCCCGATAGGATAGAACCTTTAGTTGTTCATGTGGGGGCTTCCTCTTTTCCACAAGGTAAACCTGACATAAAGGCGGTAGGCGTGGTAGGAACCGTTACGGTGGTGACATGAGCTTTACTTATGCACAGCTTAAAACAGCTATTCAGGACTTTTCAGAAAACACGGAAAGTAGTTTTGTCACTAACTTGCCTGTCTTCATAAGGGGCGCGGAAGAACGTATATTTAAGTTAGTTGATTTAGAAAATTTCCGCAAAAACGCTACGGCTACGATGACGTCGGGTAATCAGTATCTAGCTATGCCCACCGATTTCCTAGCGGCCTTTTCTTTATCTATTACGAACGCAAGCTCTAAAGAGTTTTTACTCATAAAAGATGTAAATTTCTTACAAGAGTACTGGCCCACTGTGGCTTCTACCGGCGTCCCAAAGTTTTATGCTGTTTTTGACGATTCTACCTTTTTAATTGCGCCTACTCCTAACGCAAACTTTGCGGTGGAGATGCACTATTATTATCGTCCCGCTAGCCTAACAGCAGGTGCGGATGGCGGAACAACGTGGTTAAGTACAAACGGTCCTAATGCTCTTCTGTACGCTTCCCTTGTAGAAGCCTACATTTATATGAAAGGTGACGCTCAACTTCTTGCAACGTATGAGAAGCGGTTTGAGGAGTCCTTAATGCGGCTTAAAACCTTTGCTGAAGCTCGTGAAAACACTGACGCTTATCGTAAAGGTTTGCCGTCACAAGAGAGGTCTTGATGTTTTCTGCTACAATAGAGATGGACCCAAATTATAAGGTTTTAGTGCATACAACGGAACGTCGAGGGCATACGCCAGAAGAAGTAGCTAAAAGGTGTGCAGACCGATTAATTGCTATCTCTGAAAATGCTCCCCCTGCGATCAAAGATCAGGCTCTTGCTTACCGCGATCAAGTTGAAAATTTGTTGAGTCTGTATATGAGAGAAGCTATAAATAGTGATAGAACTACAATTTTTAATGCTTTGAACGATGCGGGGCATCCAGAACTAGCTGAGTTAATAAGGAGACTATAACATGGCTATATCACAGGCATTGTGTACGTCGTTCAAACAAGAATTGATGACGGCGACTCACGATTTTACCAACAGTACTGGAAATACCTTTAAGTTAGCTTTGTATACGAGTAGTGCGTCTTTGGGTGCTTCCACTACCGCCTATTCTGCAACTAACGAGGCTAGTGGGACGAATTACTCGGCAGGCGGCGCTGCTCTAACTAACGTGACGCCTACAACAAGTGGAACCACCGCTCTCACTGACTTTTCTGACCTGACGTTTTCTACCGCAACGATAACGGCTAACGGTGCGTTGATCTACAACGACACTGCTGCGGGAGATCCGGCAGTGGCGGTCCTGGCTTTTGGAGGAGATAAAACCTCTACGGCGGGTGATTTCACTATTCAGTTCCCAACGGCGGACGCTAGCAACGCTATCATCCGTATTGCTTAAATAAGGGCCTAGGCCCGTGTCTTTAATTAGCGGTTGGAATAGAGGGTCTTGGTCACAAGGCGCTTGGGGCACCCCCATCTCAGAACGTATCGCTGGGTGGGGCCGCGCTGGATGGGGTGAGGGCCCTTACGGAGAAGCTGCTCCTCTTGCCGTAACAGGAGTTGCAGGCACTTCGGCGATAGGCTCCGTAAGCCTTGTTACCGTAAATAACATCCCTGAGACAGGCTTGGCCGCAACAGGCTCCGTGGGTTCCGTGACCGTATCTGCGGATGCTGTCACTTCTGTCACGGGTTCTGCGGGTACTAGCGCCGTAGGCACGGTAGTAGCTTCCATACCTAAAGCCGTAGCTGTCACGGGTTCTGCGGGTATTAGTGCCGTAGGAAGTATCTCTCTCTCCACATCGAACACGCTTTCTGTCACAGGTGCTTCTGCAACGGGTGAGGTGGGTTCTGTTGGCATCCGAACAGGGTTGGTTGTCCAGGTTTCTACCGTCGTTGGAACGGGTTCTGCGGGCACAGCTTCGGTTGAGGGCCGCGCTAATGTCGCTGTTTCCGGTTTTGCGGGAACGGGGGCAATCGGATCTGTTACGGTTGCGGCAGCCGCTGGGGTAAGTGTTACGGGCGTTTCTGGAACAGGATCTGTAGGCTCAGTTACTGCTGCAAGCGTTAACGTGCTATCTGTCACTGGGGTATCAGGCACTAGCGCCGTAGGAAGTGTAACAGCCTCTATACCTAAAAGCGTAGAGGTTACGGGTTTTGAGGTAAACGGCTCTGTAGGAAGCATAACAACTTCTTCTGGTGTGATTATATCTCCAACAGGACTTGTAGGAAATTCTTCTGTTGGAAATCTCACAGTTTGGAGTAAAATAGAACCGAGCCAATCTCCGAGTTGGTCAGGGGTATCTCCGAGCCAATCTCCGAGTTGGTCAGGGGTATCTCCGAGCCAATCCCCGAGTTGGTCAGGAACTACGCCAAGTCAATCGCCGTCTTGGTCGGGTATAACGCCAAGTCAATCGCCGTCTTGGGATGATATTGCAGCATAAGGAAAGGTAGATGGTTTCTTCATATACTTCAAACACTGGCATTGAAAAGCCCGCCTCTGGGGATCAATCCGGTACGTGGGGCGACACCACCAATACTAACTTTGATATTATTGACCGCGCCCTTAACGGTGTTGCGGCAATAACTTTATCAGGAACCTCGCATACACTAACCACTACAGACGGCACGCTTTCAGACGGCATGTTTAAGGTCCTTGTTTTGGGCGGCAGTCCTAGTGGTACTAACACCATTACAATTGACCCAAACGATGCGGACAAGGTTTATTTCGTTTATAACAACACGGCGCAAACGGCTACTTTCTCTCAGGGCAGTGGCGCAAACGTAAGTATTCCGGCAGGTGGGGCAGATATTATCTACGCAGACGGTGCGGGAAGCGGCGCAGCGGTTGCTAGTATATTCGCTAATCCAATTAGTTTTGGTAAGGTCACGGTTAGCTCTGATACGGCTGCGGGTGACCAAGCCTCTATGGGGTATACGTCCACCGAAGGCCTCATCCTTACGGGACAGGGTTCTACAAATGACGTAACTATTAAAAATGACGCAGACGCTGATGTTCTTGAAATCCCAACAGGAACCACCAATGTAACCGTTGTGGGCGATATAACTGCTGGTGGCGATTTAGTGTCTACCGGAACGGTCAACCCTGCTGGGGATACTTCAGCTAGTGATGCTGCGGCGATAGGTTACACCGCTTCTGAAGGTATTATCATAACCGGGCAGGGCTCGACCAACGACGTTACGATAAAGAACGACGCAGACGCTGATGTTCTTGAAATACCCACCGGAACTACAAATGTAACGGTGGTGGGAAATGTAACGGCTGGTGGTGATTTAGTGTCTACTGGAACGGTTAATCCTGCTGGTGACACGTCTAGTGGTGACGCTGCCGCTGTTGGTTACACTGCCGCTGAAGGTCTCATCCTTACAGGCCAAGGCAGCACTTCAGACGTAACCATCAAAAACGATGCAGACGCTACGGTATTTTCTATAGCGACGGGGACAACCACGGGCACGTTTGCTGGCACTGTTCTAGCTAAAACAGATACTGACACGACAAATACAGGTAATGTTACGTTAGATTTTACGGCTAATCAGAACTTTGTTCTGACCCTTACTGGTAATGTCACACTAGACAACCCCTCAACAGAACAGGTTGGTCAGGCAGGCGTGATCGTGTTTATACAAGACGGCACTGGAGGTAGGACGGTTAGCCTTGGTACGGACTACGAAACACCCGCTGGTGCTGGGTTAACTCTTAGCTCAACGGCTTCAGCAGTAGACATAGTTCCTTATTTTGTAAAAGCCTCTGGCTCCATTCAACTTGGCACACCGCAACTGGCCTTTAGTTAATGACGATGTTTTCTTCTTTTTGGATGGCTAATCCGGGCGGCGGCGGTTACTCTGTTGATAACAGCATCGTGCTGGATGATGGCAGTAGTCAGTATCTGACTGGTCCCACGCTATCAGGTGGCTCAGAAAGAATCGGTACTTACTCTTTTTGGACTAAGAGGGCAAATTTAGGTACGCAACAGGAAATTTACACTCAGTACCGCACATCTTCTAGTAACCTGGCTTTCCGTGTCAGATTTCTAAGCGGAGACACGTTAGATATTGTCTGCGAAAATGATGCCGGTGGCGTTATTTTAAGGCGTACTACAACGCAAGTTTTTCGTGATCCTCATGCTTTTTTGCATGTACATATTCAAATAGACGGCAACCAAACTGATGACACTTGCTGCACTTTGTCAATCAACGGATCAGCAGTCTCCGACTTCTCAACAAAAACAAACTTATCTTCTGGCACCGACTTAAATCTTTTCACCTCGTCTAAGTCTGCGTTCATTGGCTCGACGCCCGGCCCTGCCGGTTATTACGACGGTTACCTTTCTGAGTTTGTTGCTATCGACGGCAGTAATGCAGCGGCCACCAGCTTTGGCGAATACGACACCAACGGCGTCTGGCGTCCCGTAGATGTGTCGGGACT